TATTTTATAATCTATAGTTATCGTTTGTCTTAATCCAACATCATATCCACCTTTATACTCAACCGCCTTTACTTTGTAATATCCCGACCTCTCAGTAAGTATATTATCAACAATATGTACAGTATCACCATGCTTAACCAATGGTATTCCAAAGGTGGTAAAAGACCCTTTAAACCCGTCATAATAGTACTTTTTAAGGTACTCACGACCCATGTTAAATAACTTCTTTTCATCGCTTACGGGAGCAAAAACATTAAGTGTATATCTTTCACCTATATCATTGTCGGGTAATGGTTCGCCTTTCTTCTTTTTCACATACTCAAATCCATCTGTAGTTTTACTAATATGCGTATAAACCAATACCTCGGTACTTCCATTCTTTGTTTTAGGTAAGCCATCATCAGTAGTACCCGTAGCTTCTTCGGTGTAATGGCTTTTTACTATCACACTAAGTTGCATATCATCACGCCTTTGCCATGTCAAATTATCATCAATGATATTTCTTTGAAAAGTAAACTCATGGTTCACGTTATCAGCAGGGATGTAATGAGTTAAACTACACCTTAACTCATTACCCCTAAAATAGCTATCTACCTTGTATTGATTTTTAAGCCTATCTAAGAACATTGCAAGACTACCCCTTAATGTTTGTATTGCCGAAACATTAAACTCAATATTTGTGGCATTAAAATCGCTTACACTTAACCCTACACCATAGCTTGCATACCTTTTAACTAAGTCTAAGCTATTGCCTTCTGTGATTATTTGCTTTACTATCTCTTGTATCGTTTTACCCGACCACGTTTTAGATGGAGTAGGTATTTGCTTGCATAACCACATCGCATCCTCACATTGTAACGTGAAAGGCAACTTAGGCGATACGCTAGATATAAAACCACTAAAAACATTGTTCAAGCTATAATCGGTAATGAAATTGCCATTAGTTTCCATAATGTAGCCACTATACAACCTAATGATGTCGCCACGCATAAATACGGGTACTTTATTGAAGCCACCTAAATCACTATTCAAAGCATTAGTGTTACTTAGGTATAACACCTTACCACTAGCAGTAGAATAAGATGCATTTTTAGCCAATGTAACGGTTAATGTTTGTGTAAGGTTCGCCCATGTACTTTCTGCCGTATATTCAGCTAAAAAGGGTATGTATATCAATTCGTTACGCTCATAGGTTTTACCATTGTTATCCGTATATGGAGTAACTTGCTGTATCTCTATTTTCGTTCTAACTATGTATAACATTACGGTAATGGGTCTGTTTGTGGTATATCTGAAATGGCTACTATTGTATATTGTTGCTGGCTATATCCACTAATAGTTTGAGGGAGTGATGTGCCACTCATAACTACTATCCTTTCAATGCCTAATAAATTCAAGTACTTGTTAGTTATCGGTATTGATACCCCTGCACTAATAACACTATTGATATTGTCAATAAAGTTAATTGGACTTTCATCAACCCTACCACTAGTAAATAATCCTGTAATATTAATGTTACTATCACCGCTACTAATATATTCCTTTACGCTACCATTACGACCTTGTATATTTGTTACTATAACTTGTGGGTTGTAGTCAACGGTTATAATCGCTTGGTCTAATGTAGTGGTGGTGTATATTTGTTGATTGCCTTGGAAATCTATGTAGGTGTTAATGTCGCCATCTTGCCCTTCCCCAAGTATTACCCTACCATAGATAGGCATACCCGTTTGTTGACTTAACGCATCGGGTTCATCGGGAGTATAAGTACCGCCTAAATTAATCTCATTACCAAAGTTTGTTTGCTTTGGATAACCACTTAATAGGCTTGCTTTTATTAATGCTCTTTCGGCTTGTCTTACCCCTTGGGATATGATTTGGCTTTTGATGTATATGGGTGTTTCCATTAGTTTCCGTTTCTTAGTTGAGTATCATTAGTTACAGAAAGAAGTATGTCTGCCATTCTTCTACCAAAAGCACTAGCATCCATCTTATCTAAACTTTGCAACTCAAATTTACAATCTTTATTGCCATTCATCTCTTTTATGTACACATTATATGTTTGCGGTCTATTACCTTTTACTTCATCTTTCTCAAAACCAAGCAAACCTTTACCTTTAGCAAATGGGTTATCATCTTGCTTCCTTACATTCTTCCACAACTGCAACATTTCAAAACCTTGTTGCTTACCTTCCGATATATTTTTAAGTATATCGTTATCGGCTTGTAGTGCTTCTAAAAACCCACCAATATTAGCATAGTTTACAGCAGGCTTCTTTTCGCCTCTTGCAACATAATTTCCTACCTCTTGATTTATTTGGTTTCTAATAATGTCGGGCAATACTGAATAAGCCTTCATACCCAACACTTGACTATTACCTATATTCCAACTTTGGAAGTTGCCTAGTGTTTTTAGGCTACTTTCAATTTGGTTTCTAAGTGTAGCTATGCTTTCAAAATAATCAGCTTCTTGTTTTGTTTGGCTTACAGTCCATTGCCCTTTTGTTATAAAGTTGTATAACTTATCTTTAAATACACTTGAACCGCTTGAAAAATCTACATCACTTGCCCCACTTGCTGTGCTTTCGGGTTTCAATGAGTTAACCAAAGCAACAATACTACCAGCAGTTAAAGCTACTAGTAATGCCCCACCAACCACAGATAATCCCAATCCAGCACCCGTAGCAGATGCACCAGCACCTATAGCACCTACACCTTGTGCGCCTCGCATTAAGCCTACTAATCCACTAGCCGTATTTACTCCTTTATATGCTATGCTTAAACCTACAACACCTTTTATTAGTGATGCCACCATGTCGCTATTCTCACTAATCCAATGCGCACTAGTTTTCATCATGTCTATAAAACCCATTATACTAGGCTTTAATGCCACAACCAAATCATTCTTCATTTCAAAGAAAGCATTATGCAATTCATTTAATGAAGATTGTGTGCTATTTAGACTTTCATTCAACTTGGGGGTTAAATCTTTAGCATATTGAGATACCGCATTAAGTAGCATTTTGCTATCTAATGCAGATTTTGTCAGCTTACCACTACTTAAATATTTTTCAAATTGTTGTGTAGTTAAATTTAATTGACTTGCTACATAAGGTGCTAAGCCCGACAATTGATACATCAATGGTCTAAGATGCCTACCTTCTAATGCTCCTTCTTCTAATAGCTTACCTAAGTTTCTTACTGAGGCATCCATTTGAGATTGTGGCAATGCAGTAACCTTACCTATTAACAATAATTCATCATGCAACTTTCTTACATCACTAGACGCAATATGCGCACCCCTAATCATTGTTAAGAACTCACCAAATGAATCCGTAGCTTCTGCAATATCTATTTTAAATTTCTTTGCCTCAGCTAAAATGAAGTTTTGGTTCTTCATCCCCTCGGTAACACTTTCGCTTACATTCTTTATCCTAATTAATGATTGCTCATATTGCGCATATTCTTTGACTGCATCCTTTATAGCATAAATGCCTAACCCAACACCTATGGTACTAGCCATACCGTTTAGGCTTCTTTGTAATCCTGCAATTGTAGCCTCAACCTTATTAGCATTGGCGTTCATAGTATTAAATGCAGGTGCAGTCAAATCCTGCAACGTAACGACATATCTAACTCCCGATTGTGGCATACCTTATTGCTTTTTAAATTCCCTTGTACCTAACATTCGCATAGCTACTTGCATATCCTTTATCGCCCTCAATAACCTATCATCATCCCAATCATAAATGTTATCCCTAAACCCGTTATAAAACGACAAAAGGGCAAGTTCGCCACTCCACCCTTCAGTCGTTAAAGAAATATTATAACTATCTACTTTTTTTTTGTCTGTGGCAATGACACTATAATGCTATTCTTCAAAGCCATTACAGCACCCATCCAATAACGCTCACAATCTACATCGGTATTGTTTATCTTAGGGTCTGAACACTCTTTAATCAAGTTGCTTTCTATCAATGCACTAATCTGAACATTAGAATTACCATTGTCAATCAAATCCCAAATACGCAATTTGGTTTCTAAGTTAGGTGCTTTAATGAAACCTATAACGGGTTCTTCCGTTTCGGCATCAATGAAGTATAAAGGAACTACTTTGCCATGCGTAGCTTTTAACTCTAAAACCTTGGCATCTATTTCCTTCCAAACCTTTTGTTCTACTGTTTCAACTTCTTGTACTACTTGTGGTTCTTGTGTGGTCATTATAGTGGTTTTTTAATGAATTATCTTTGTAAGCCTGCGTATCTTAAAATGTACTTCTTGTACAAAATAGTATCACCAGCATTTATATCTTGACCGTCATCGGTAAAGCTACAGTTCAACAAAACATCGGTAGTGGTATTTGGGTTCAATGGGTCGGGTGTCATAATAACCTTGATAGTAAACGGAGGGTACAATGTAATATCACGAAGTGGCGCACCAGCAGTTAAATTCTTAACCGTGTCCATATCCAATTCCAATGATAAATCATCATAAGTAACTTGACCGTAACCTCTACCCGTAGGCTCTGCACCTAAACCGTAGTTATCAGTAACCGTTCTTTTCTTACCATAAGATATAGAACGAATACCCGAAATAGGTGCAATACCTAATACTACTTGCGCTTGCGCTGCGCTATATTGAACGCCATTTATTAACGTAGGTGTACCCGAAATAGCCATCTTTTATATTTTTACTGTAAATCCTAAATTTATTTGTATGAAATCAGCAATACCCATTGGCACTATCTTAGCCACAACAATAATCTTGTTGGTAGTTAAAACATCTTGTGCAGGGTCAACAGTAACTTCAAATGCACTCACATTTTCTTCACGCTCCATTGTTTCCAATTGACCGCTACAAGCAGTGATGAATACTTGTCTTGTAACCTCGCTTAATGTGCCATCAGCATTTAGCTTCAATCTTGATTTTAATAGTGGCAATACACCGCTATAAATACCAACACTAGCTACATTGATAACTAAGTTTCTACAAAGCCTATTGTAATCACTAGTTTGAGCAATGAACGTCCAATCGTTATTGATGTATGTTCCGCTATAGCTAGGTACTGTGGTTGCGAATATGTATCTATAAGCATCCAATTGGTCTAACATACTAGATGCAACGGAACTAACCAATTCTCCCGTACTAAATGCAGGGGTAGCTAACTCAGTATCATCGGTGATATTAAATGCTCCTATTTCGCCTATATTCTGTGAAATATCGGCTTTAGAACTTACACCTAACACACAACCTAAAGCTGGTATAGATACACCACTATTAACGTACAATTGCGCACCTAACGCTTTACCATCTTGTATGATGATACCGCAAATGTCTTTGTTGCTTTTAGATTGTTGGTTCTCTAAAGCCGAAACTGCAATACCCTTAATGTTCGGGGCATAAAATATTTCAACGGGAGTAAACAATGCTCTTAGGCTATCAGCAACGGCTTGTAACAATGTGCCATCAGAAGTAAATTGTGATGCACTTCTAGCCGTATGGTTTAGTACACCAATTCTTTTACACTCACCTTGGGCAACACTTTGTAATGTCATTAGTTCGGCATAAGCAGAACCAACCGAAGCACTAAACTGAATCCATAACTTACCGTTTGTATTTTGTCTAAAGTACTCGCTTATAGTGTAATGCCATATTGCTTTTCTACTTGCAACACCAGCAGTTGCACCACCCGAACCCGTACCAAATTGTTGCGTTATAGTGCCTGTAGAAGTACCAGTTACAGTAACAGCTAATGGAGTAGCATTAACCGCAGGATTTAAGTTGATGCCTAAACCTTCTCTAGCAATCAACGTAACAACACCTAGATTTGATGTAGCGGTATATCCATGTGAATATGTGCCTGCATTAATCATTGATGCAATATCCGTAGCACCACCTGTTGCAGTCGCTGCGGTACTTACCGTAGCTGTACCTAAACTAACTGCGGTAGTTACACCATTAGGGTTGGTTTCCGTAACAACAATAGCAAATGTATCACCTAGAGTAACCGTACCACTTACTGTGTATATCGCTCTAGCTTTAGTTTCATCACTATAATCATTAGTGATACCTTTATCTTCGGCATCCTCTAAGCTAAATACAGCTTGGCAAGCCGTAGTAGCGAAACTACCGGGGGCTGTGCCATATAACTGTAATCCCGAAATTCCATCGGTATTTTGGGCGGACTGACCTAATCCGCCTTTACCTAATTCTATTGAAACTGAGGAACGTGCCATGTATTAGTTATTTTAAAATAGTATCTCTTGATACAGTCTGTGTTACTAGTGTTTCGGGAACACCGATTAGTATTTTCTTTGCACCACTGATGCCACCTTTAAGGTTTTCTAATGCCTCAAAGCATCTAGTGTATAGCTTGCCATCACTTGCGGTTGTGGCTCTAAAAGAGTATGTGCCATCTTTAATGAAGTAAACCTCAGTAATGTTTGACTTTACTCTTAGGGTATTAACCAAATCTTCCGAAAAAGAAGGTAGCAATACTAGTGGTTCTATTGTGGTTGTGGTTTCTTCCATTGTGGTTGTTTCTAAATCTGAACTTTTGTTGCCTCTAGCCATAATTAGTAGTTTATGTTTCGGTTAATCTCTACATACTTTGTGCCATCAAATTGAAAGATAAATATGCCTTTCTTTGAAGCGGTAACTGCTATTTTATTAGTGCCTGTAGATACAACAAAATCAGTTGAGAAATAAATCACTCCAGCACCCGTACCTTTTGTGTAATTCACTTGTACAATGTCGCCTTTATAAGTACCAGCTTTACTAGCAAATCTAATGTTACAACTATCTGTTAAGGTTAAGTTGTAAATAGAGTTAGCAGTAAACGGTCTGATACCTATTGTATCGGTTGTTGAGCCACCTGTATCAGCAATTGACAATTGATTATAGTTTATAAAACTATAACTGTTATTGCCCGGTCTATTGCTAAACCTATAGGATGTACTTTGTGCATTTGCACCAAATGTTACAGCCAAAAGAAGAAGTAATACTATGTGTTTCATATTATGTTTGTGTTTTTCTTTTTAACAATTAAACTGTGAAATCAGATGGAGTCAATGTTGTTACCATTGCAATCTCATTACCATACTTGTAGTTAACATCCAACTTCATCAAGGCTTTCAAGAAGAAAGTTTCGTTTGCTGGCATTGTTCTTGCAAGTTGCAATGTGTTTTCATCCTCTTTGCTGTTCATACCGATGTGAAGCGCACCATCAAACTGAGGGATAAACTCACCGAATATGATTGTATCATCAGGGAAACCAGCAAGGCTAACTATTTCATAACCTTTCCATGGCTTAGTGCCTCTTTCTTGGTAGTCAATACCTTTGTAGGTAGTGCCTGTAGTAAGGTATTGGTTATAGATAAGTTCTGTAGCTGGCGACATGATGAACTTCATTCTTTGGTATTTAGAAGGGCGCACTATCAACGCTTTCTTATTTACCGTAATCAAGCTAATCAAGCCATCAAGGAACGTGCCTACATTTGAGGTAGTAATAACCGCAGGTGAAGCATAGTCCAATACTGTGCTATCGTTCACTAATAGCTTCATAAAGCCATCAAAAAACTGCATGTAGTATCTTGGGTCGCTAGTGTCTGTTATTGCGCTATAGTTAGTGCTTGACATCCACCATGCATTCTCCATGTGTTCAAACGTTCTGCTAATTGCAGTGTATATCACATAGCTTTCAAAAGTTGCTGGCAATTTACGCTCCAACAAAAGAGTAGACAAGTTTTCACTCTCCCAATGTGATTCCAAATCACGAGGGTTAAACTCAGTGTAAAGCATTGCATCTTTTGGTTCAAGATACTTTTTGTCCACGTTCCAAGTGCCTAATGGACTTGTTGGGACTGCTTGACGAGGTTGTAAACCACCCGTAAAGTCAATGTTACCAATGTTTGCTTTCTTTCTAATGTTGTCAATAACATTAACAACACCTTTCTGCAAAGTATCTAGTCCATAAAATGCAGGTGTCCAATACTGACTGGCAAAAGTACCTGAATACGACTGGTCATTAATATTTAAGCCCATAACTTATTTTTTTACGCTTTTGTTTGAAATTTATTTTTATATTCTTCTACTGTAGTAGCTACATTAGACTTACCCGATGTGATATTGTTTATGCCATTTGGAGCCATCTTGTTAACTGGCAAATCTTCAAGTATCTTAGATACTTCTTGAACGCCTAGTTTCAAAGCATTGTTAACCCACAATTCAATAGTTTCGGCTTCGTTCTTGATTGCGCCTATTTCAGCAAATTTGGTAACTACATTTGTAGCCTCCATTAGCTTAGTGCTATTTTCAAGTTCTTCTTTAGCCTTAGCCATTGCGTTTAACTGTTCTTGCATTTCATTGCATTTAGTCATCATGGCATTATACTCGCCTTGCATTTCGTCATATTTTCTAGCAAGTTCGGCATAGTTAGTAGCTTGGTTTTTCAACTCTGTTATGCTTTCAACTATTGCACTTTCGTTTGCTTCGGCATTTAAGCCAAGAATATTAGCTACTTCTGTCATCTTAGTGTTATTTGGTAGTAATTGATTAAGCATTAATGTACCTTCCTTCCATGCATCATATTCGTTTCTAATCGCTTTAAATGACTTCCTTGTAGGTATATTAACATTTATACTTTCTCTTATTTCATCACAAAGTCCATTTTGTTTAGCTTCAAGCGCATCCATAAATGTTGTTTCCTCCATCATGTTGCGTATTTGCTCAATAGACTTGTTAGATTTGTTTGCCAACATAGTAGCTATGCTATTGCTTATTTCATCTTTACCAGCATCAGTACCGCCATGTGGCATGTGCATCATAAGAACCGAATAATCAAGCATTATTCTATTATGCCCTGCTTCAAATAACCATCCTGCCGTACTTGCGCATATCCCTATGTTTACTGTTGTGATATTCATCTTAGAGTTTGTTATGCCTCCGTAAATACTCCAACCATCTAGTACCGCACCACCGATGCTATTTATCCAAATCTCTACATTGGTTTTGCCTTGATTTTCAAGTGAGATAAGTTCTCTTAGGAAATCTGAGCCTATAACACCACTATTGCCGTTTTCGTCAATGCCTATATGCTTATCAATAAGCATGATAGGTATATTAGAATCGGGATTTTGTGTATAGATGTAGTTCACGATATAAAAGTATAGAAACTTATATAGGATATAACGTAGTATGGGATATAGGTACGCTACCTTAATGGGTGTAAAAGAAAAAGCCTCGCATAGAAATGCGAAGCCTTTATCCACTTTAACCACAACTTACAGCTATGTCGTTACTAAATCACTGTTGGATTTAATGTACGATTTAAGAGCCTCTATGACTAGTTTGTTCAAAGAGATGTCTTTGTTCTTAGCTATATTTTGTGCTTTAAGTTTTATGTATTCGGGAGGGTAAGCGCAAACCCTTCTTACTTTCATTTGTTCTTTATCCATGTGTTGTGTTTTATGTGGTTAAGCTACTTTATAAGATAATCCTGTAAGGTCTATAAAATCACCCGTAGTTCCAAAACTAGATGGACTAAATTCTATATCTAATGAACCACTACTTAATATTCTAATAATAGCAATAGCCTCAGTTGTTCCTGTTGAACCTCCACCGTTTGTAGCGAAACAGCTCCACCAAAAATTACTAACCAAAGGTCTTGCTTCTGTTGGCATACCTCCTGCACTCCAAGGAGCAGATGTAGTCATAGTGGCATTCATTTGTATCTTTCCTTGCCAATGCACAAAACCATCAGGAGTTATAGTATAACTTAATGATACATCGGGAACTCCCTTAAACCCTGTATTAAATGTTGTTGGGTCTATCGTTTCACTTATAGTGCCTCTTACTAAATCCGTATAATCACACACATCACCACTTCCACTAGCACCACAAGTAATGGCTACCTTTCTAATGTCGTGAACATCATAAACAGCACCATCACTAAATGTAACGGGGTCGGCATTGGTAGTGTATTGGCTTATAGCAATATTCAATACCGATACATTCGCCCCTCCACATGGCAATCCACTACTATCGCCATCACACAAATAAACCTCACCATTAAAGAATAATGCACCTGCGGTAATGTTACCACTACTACCCGTCAACCCATCCAATACATAGGCTTTAGTAGGGTCATAAGTAGTACCTATAATCCTTTGAGCCAAAGCATTTATTGGTTGTTGATACGCTTGTTGCAAGAACTCTAAAGTACCTTGCTTTAAT